CCATGCTGAAAAGAACGCTGCCAAGCGTGAAGCCAAGGCTGTCAAGAAAGCTGAACTGGCACTGCGTGAAGGAAAGGATGCTCCTGTTCCCAATGCCAAGAAGCGTGCTGCTGTGGCAAAGGCTCTCAAGAAAGCTATCATCAAGGACGTTACCAAGACAGCCAAGAAACGTGCTGATACAAAGCCTGAAGCTGACAAGAGCACTTCATCAGGGGAAGCCATCTGCTCCCTGTGCCACAAGCCTTTGAGCAAGCACTCAAGCATTGAAGCAGGAATGGGGGATACCTGTGCTTCCAAGATCAAGCTGTTGCCTGCTGGCACCACGATGGAAGATCATTATGAGAAGATGACTGTGTGGGAAGTGCCTGATGGCTACATCAAATTGCGGGATGCAGTTGCCAAGCTGACTGAGAAAGGCATCAGCGGCTATCGCGTAATGCAAGCCATTGGTGGAGAACGCATGCTGCGCAAACCTCTCAACCCCAACTTCAAGGTTGTGTTCGTGAACCATGTGCGCTATATCAATGGTGCGTGTCTCAAGAACTGGCGTGATCTCGAGAAGGTGTAAGGTTATAATAAGAGCAGGAATGGGAGGCTGGTCGGGCTGAACATTTCTGCTCCTTGAATTGGCTCACTCCTGTCTACATGAGGGAGTGAGTCTCTTGTATTATTGGAGGAACGGTATGTCAAAATATACTTATCAACCTGCACTGGGCAATCTGATACGTGCAATGAAGACTTCTGCTGCGTCCAGCAACAAGACCCTGTATGAGTTCAACAAACTCAGGCGCATGTTGCATCGGATGAAAGTCAGAGAGCGAAAATTGCGTCTGAAACACAAATAGAAGATACCGCGTCCCTAACAGGACGTGGTATTTTTTTTGCCAGTTCAGGACGTATAATTTAAGTATGACCGCAGGTGTGTACGCAATCTACAATATCAAGACCAACCAGGTGTATGTTGGTTGTAGCTCCTCAATTGAGCAACGTTGGGAACGCCATATGCACATGCTTGAGGATAGGACACATCCCAACCGTTTGTTGCAACAGGCATACGATACCGCCCAGGATGTGTTTGCGTTTATTATTCTGGAATGTACATATCCTGAAAACAAATACAAACGTGAACAGGTTTGGTTTGACCGTATGATAAGGTTTCACGAGTTGTACAATTTGGATTTGATTGTACCAAATGATTTAGCAGTGAGTACCTAATGCAAGCTAAAAAGACAAAAACCCAAGTCCCAGGCAAACCCAAAAGAAAAAGAGGCAATCCCAATGCTGTGAAGGGTGTGTATCCTGAATGGCTCAAGGAGTACAGCTTTGCTGTTCGTCCTGAGCACATCAACAAGTATGGGGTGCCAAGTGATGTGACAACCCTCAAGAAGATGATACAGAGCATTGGGAATGAAGTCATTGCGGTGGGCACCATGGGGGAAGGTAAACTCAAGACAGTGGTCACTATGACCCGCTTTGAGCGCATCTTGTTTGACTGGTTCGATAGTCAGTCATTTGACAAGCAACAGGCAATTATGCAGTATGGTTTGGGCAAAGTACCAGACAAGCTTGACATAACGGGGGAACTGAAAGTTATCAAGGTAGCACTAAAGAAGAAACAAGATGAGTCAAACACAGACGGCTGAACCGGATCTGTATGTGGAGTTTGAAGAAGACATCTTCAACGAGGTGTATGTACCCTTGCTTGAGGATATGTCCCCTATGCAAATTCTATTTGGTGGCTCTTCCTCAGGCAAGTCAGTATTCAAAGCCCAACAGGTGGTGTTTGATATACTGGCAGGTGGGCGCAATTATCTGGTTGTGCGCAAGGTAGCAGACACCCTCAACAAAAGTGTCAGGACAGAGATCACCAAGTCAATCAAGAGCATGGGTCTTGAAAAGGAATTCACCATCCCCAAGTCTGACTTCACAATCACATGTAGCAACGGTTATCAGATTATGTTTGCTGGTCTTGATGATGTAGAGAAGCTGAAGTCAATTACTCCAGCACTGGGGGTGATTACAGATGTGTGGTGTGAAGAAGCCACAGAGTCCCTACGGGATGACATCAAGCAGCTTGACAAACGTTTGCGCGGTGGGGATGAACAAACTCCCAAGCGTATATGTCTGACCTTCAACCCTATCCTGCAGAACCATTGGATCTATGAAGACTATTTTAGAACCATAGGCTGGAAGGATGAGCAGACTCAGTTCAGATCACCCAACCTATCTATTACCAAGACAACCTACAAGGATAACAAGTTCCTGACCCAGCAGGACATATATAAGCTTGAGAATGAACAGGACGCATACTACTATAATGTTTATACATTAGGCAACTGGGGTATCCTGGGCAACGTTATATTCCAGAACTGGGAAGTGCGAGATCTATCTGGTATGCTAGACCAGTTTACTGTTCACAGACACGGTGGTGACTTTGGCTTTGGGGGCAATCCTGCTGCTATCTCGGTGGGGCATTATGATGCCAACCACAATACTATCTATTGTTACCGTGAGTTGTACAAGAAAGGTTTGACCAATGATATCTTGGCTGAGAAGACCAAAGGCTTGATCCCTGTTACAGACATCAACGGTCTTGTAATAGGATCACAGCCTATCACCTGGGACAGTGCTGAACCAAAGAGCATTGCTGAGTTGAGGCAATATGGGGTCAATGCCCTACATGCCAAGAAGGGACCAGATAGTGTGCTCCACGGGATACAATGGCTACAGCAACAAAGGCTTGTATTTGATACATCATGCACGTCTCACCGTGATGAGTTCAGCATGCTCAAGTGGAAGGAAGACCGTAAAACAGGACAGGTATTAGATGAGCCTGTTGGGGAAGACCACCTGGTTGATGCACGCAGGTATGGGTCTGAGCAGGACATGGTTGTGCGTGCTAAGGCAAGACAATACGAAGGATAAAATTATGGCACCCAAACTTGTAAGACTAACAAGCAAGACCACCCAGCCAGTCAGTGATGACGTCAAGCTGGCTCTTGAGACAATACTCAAGAAGAAGCCTGTGTATGACTTGCTGTACGATTATTATCGTGGCAACCACCCACTACGATATTCAACAGAACGTCTCAAGAAGGCATTCAGCAAGATAGGTGTATATTTTGCACAGAACTGGATAGCCGTTGTGTGTGACGCAGTGCTTGACCGTTTGACTCTCAAAGGCTTTGATGTATCAGATAATGATGACCTTGATACCCAACTAGACGAGATGTGGGAACAATACGAGATGGGTCTGCTGGCAGACGATGTTCATGAAGCTGCCACTGTGGTGGGTGAAGGCTATGTAATTGTTTGGAAGGAAGACCCAGACGAAGAAGGTGAAGAAGACCTACCTTTGGATGTTTACTTCAATGACCCACGCATGTGCCATGTGTTCTATGATACCTACCGTCCTGCCAAGAAACGTTATGCTGCCAAACTGTGGATAGATGCGAAGCGTTATCCCTGTATGATCCTTTACTATCCTGATAGGCTTGAGCACTACAAAGCCCAAAGTCCTGTCAGCAAGATAGGTGGGTGGATCACCACAGCCAGCAACTTCCAGCTTGACAGCGAGTATGGGGCAGGCGGCATTGAGACCCATGACTATGGCATCATCCCTGTGTTCCACTTTCGTGCTGGTAGAACATCGGGCAAGAAGGAGATAGGTCAATCGGAAATATCCTTACAGGATGCGGTCAACAAGCTGTTTGCTGACATGATGGTTGGCTCTGAGTTCAGCACATTCAATCAGCGTGCTATCATTGCCCAAGCCGACCCAGGCAACCTCAAGAACGAAGCAGGTGTCAATTGGTTCATCCCAGGTGGGGATGGAAAGGGACAGGCAGCGTCTGTGATTGAGCTAGGGAACAAGAGCCTTGAGAACTACATTCAGGCAATTGACCACGTAAGTCAGGCAATGGCTATCATCAGTCGTACGCCTAAGCACTATCTTATGCTCAATGGGGGTGACCCAAGTGGTGACGCTTTGCTGGCTATGGAGGCACCGCTTGTCAAGAAGGTCAAGAAGCGCATCGCAGGATATGACCCTGAGTGGAAACGTCTTGCTGTGTTCATGCTATTGCTTGAGGGTGTAACTGTAAAGCCAAAGGACATTACTTCCGTGTGGGAGCCTGTTACCAGTGCTCAGCCTTTGGCATCTGCCCAAACGGTCAAGACAGAAGTTGAATCAGGTATCCCAGTCAAAACTTCCGTGCGTCGCCAAGGCTGGGGAAAAGATGAGATAGCGCAATTGGAGGACGATGTCAAGGAAGATGACAAGAAGAAGTCCAAGCTTGCCCAGCAGGAACTTGATAAGCTGCGTGCTGAGAACGCTATGGACAATACCAACCCTGATGGATCAAATAGTGATGTGCCACCTACTAACAAGAAGAAGGTTGTGAGCAAGTAACATGTCAACTCCCTACCCTGATCCCTTAGTTGTGCGTCTTGCCCGTGAGAACAGGAATGCTCTTTTGGCACGGGAAGACCTGCAGATGGAACGCATGGCACGTCAATGGCTACAGATGGAACGGTCATTACAAAGTGACATGCTGTTGCTGGCTCAAGAGATAGTAGATGCCAAGGCAGCAGGTAAGGTTATCACTGAGCAGCTGATTGCTAGGATGGAACAATACAAAATCCTCAATGCCAGCCTCAAGCAACAGGTGCTTGACTATTCAAAGAACAAGGCAGCCAAGGACATAACAGCTGAACAATTAGCATACGCTGAACACGGTCTTGATGGGGCAGTGGCTGCCATCAAGTCCCAGTTCAACTTTGGTATCAGCTTCAATACCCTATCGGTAAATCAAGTCACAGACCTAGCAGGTATGCTGGGAGATGGTACACCCCTCAACCGTTTGCTAAAGGAAGCCTATCCTGAGAGCCTTGATGGGATAGTCAAGGCACTGCTTGAAGGATCG